TTGCATATTAGAAACAAAAGTATCTGTTCTGTCTTGTGTGTCAGACTGCAAGCCTAAAATAGATAGCGGAACATTGCTACCACGCGACAGTGCGCTGAGATTTATTCTTCCACTTGCAAGATCAGATCTTGACTGGCGCATGGTAATAAGCGTATCACGCACGCCTTGCATATCAGATTTTACTTGCTGAAATTCTTTGAACACGCGATCAGGAACTTTTTGACCTTTAATCGACTGCTCAATTTCATTCATTCGCTTAATCTGAGCCAGTGCCTGCTGATCTCCTTGACTAGCACGAATCATCAAGTCTTCTTTGGTAAGTTTGTTCGGTTGGTTCGGTTGTGGCGCACGACCGACCTGTCGACCAGTGCCGACATAAGCCTGTTCCATGCCTTCAACAGCAGGCGATCCAAATCGGTTCGGTTCGCTTCCATAAGGCGCAAGCATTGCGAAACGATTCACGCCTTCAGGCATCATAGAGTCGCCCATCAGCGCATTTACGCCCATCTCAGGATTCTGCATGGCAACTGGTGGCGGTTCACTACCGTAGTCGATGGTAGGTGCTTCTCTTTGTGGAACGCGAATAGATCCGTCAGGATTAACCAAATCTTCAAAGCGCAATTGCGCAGGCGCAGATGGTTGCGGTACTGCGTCTTCGCTAATCGCAAAGCCTTGATTAGTGCGACCTGCGGTATTCTGCGGTGACGGCACTGATGGTTTTGATACGCCCTGTGGCATAAAGTTAGGAACGCGCTGTGCGCCAGTTTGCTGTCCTTGACTTACAGGAATATTGACGCGAGTGCCTAGATATTGCTGAAACTGCTCTGGCGATACATTGGTTTGTAGCCATGCTTCGTAATCCTTTAAGTTAACAGGATATGGATAGCCTTCAACAGTAACCTGATCGCCAGTATGGATAGCACCAAACATATCTTTGAACACTGGCACATCGGTTTCATATATTGCGTTACCTTCGCCAACATATGTTTGCTTTACTGTTTTGAAGTCAGACTTTGGCGCACCTGCAATGGGAAATGCTTCATCGCCCTGAACAACAACTAATTGATCGCCAACTTTTTCAACAGATCTGGGCAAGATAGACTTTGCTTTAATTTTGAGACCGCTAAGTGCAGATGCGCTGTATGCATCTGGTAATTGCATATCTGGATTTAATTCCTGAAGTTTTGGGTATGCAATAGCATAAACTTCCGCACGATTTGCTTCAGGCGTTTTTTCAATTTGAGAAAGAATGCTGTAGGTAACCTGTGCTTTTTTCTGCTCATTAAGCATTGCGCCCTCTTGTTCAGCGCGTTGCTTCTGGCTAACCATAAACTCATCTTGCAGAGCATTGATCATTGCAGTGCGTTTGTCAGCCCTGCCCTGTTGCATGGCATTGTAAAAACTTGGAATGTAAACTTCAGGAAGTGCCATTGTATGTATCCTTAAGAGAAGCCTTTAACAAGATCTTCCATATATTTTGCCCAGATGTTACCGCCGATAATCTTACTGCCTGCCTTTGCTTCGCCCTTCATAGTGGTTTGCGGAATGATAGTGCCAAGCATATTCGTGCGCTCGCCTGCAATAGATCCAATGGCAGGCGCACCAATGCCGATGTCGCCACGCATCCTATTCATGTAATTACCGTATTGAGATGCGCCCAAGTCTGCGCCAAGTCGCGCCAGATCACGCACTGCCGTACCGCCAAGAGCATTACCGCGCTGTGCCAAACTACGGTTTGCCATGTTGATAGCAGACTCACGCGCTACCCTATTTTCTGGCGATTCCATGAATGCAGAGTAGTCGCCTTGTTTGGCTTGATTCAGAGCATCCTGATAGCTTTGTAGTGCGCCATAACCAAACTGAGCAAACGGTTGATAGCCTTGAATGTTCTGTCCATACAGATCTCTAGCAAGCGCAATGTTTTCATCTGCGGTTTGACCGATAATCTTAGATGCCTGTTTAGCACCTTTTCGGGCTTTCTTCGACCCATAATACCCAATTAGGGCATTCATAATTTCGTCTGCCATAGCCTTATACCTTTGTAGACTGTTTAGTTACGCTTGCGTAAATCATACGCGCCCATAGTGCCAAGTTCAACACATCGTATCTGTTGCAAGTGTGGTGCAATGCTACACACGACACTACTCTGCACGAACATAGTATTTGACTCCCAAAGTCTTCGGTCGGTTGTCGCCAGTGATCAGGTTGCCAGAGTCTGCGCCAGAGACCGTAGTGCCTGTACCAGAAGCGACCACAGTCGGCATATGCCTGTGCTGTAGACCAATCGCGTTATCGCCAAATACGCTTCCAAGCAACGCAGTGCTGACATCTGCCAGATACAAGCCATCTGCATTCTCAGGTAGCGTCTCTGTGCCGAGTATCGCATACAGTTGTGGATACAGGGTTCGGCTATAGGTAGATCCCATCGCCAGAAAGCCTTTAGGCGCAGTGTCAGACAGCGAAGCAATGATGCCACCAATTGGTATTTGTATCTGCACCAGATCGCGCAGAAAGTTAAAGAAATCCCTAGTCGGCGTACCGTCAGGATTAACGAATGGAATCCGTGAATGCGGTAACTGGTTAAGCATTAGGTTAGTTCCATGCTTGCCGAAATAATTTCCCTGCGCGAGTTGCCACTGGTCACGATCTCAAATAGGCGATTATCCTTTGCGTACTCACCAGTCGCGCCAAGAGTCACTTTGCGGTAGTTCGACCAGTTACGCCCAGAGTCGTCAGAATAACGCAACAGGATCTCACTGGTGGTGTTTGGTGGCACATCGCCAGTGTTCATGACAAGGAATAACTGATTACAGCGCATCCACTGCCCATTGGAGTGGTAATACTGTGTGCGCCGTTTGCACACAAGGGTATTGAACGCATCATCGTCACGATAGTGATTCCAATCGAACAGGTACAGGTTGGTGGTGTTTCGGTCGATGCAGTATTGCTTGTTGCCCACGCGCACGACTGCCCAAGCGTTACTATTTTTGCTCAGGAACGATTCGCGCCTATGCCAGATCTGGGTAGCCATGTCGTAGCAGAAAGTCATGCCATCGTTAATGGTCAGGCAGTAGACCACATGACCGCGAGACTCCCACTGGTAACTATGGCAGTTGGTCAGATCGGCAGACTTAGCCAGTTCAGACTCGATAGCAGGCGTACTGATTGCTTGCGCTTGGTAGCCATTAGCCATGTAAACGCGACCATCGTCACCAAGCCATATCGGTGCGCCATTAACGACCTGAATGCTATTGTTTGCCATACAGCCACGCTGAATGACTGCGCCGTTGTTGCGCTCAAACTGCTGTCCTGCGTTATAGAAGATCTCGATGGTTGACTGGTTAAATACCCAGATCTCGCGTGTGGTAACAGCCAGACCGACCAGAATATCTGGTGACGCTTCAGAAGAATATTTATCAAAAAAACTAAACGCCAGTGGATCGGCAACATCAGATGTAAACCAATACGATCCATCTGGAAGTAGACCAATCATATACTGGTCGAGAAAGCCACAGGCAATCGATCCTTGAAAGTCTGGGATCTGAGTCAGCGTGTTGTTGGTGGTGTTATAGACATAGCCATTTTGACCACTGTAGATGCTGATGTCATAGCCAGTGCCGTTTTGCATATAGTTCATGTAGCAACGACCATTGCCAAAGACCGACAGCTTCGTGCCAGTTACAGGAAACATGGTCGCACTGTCGATACCAAAATGAACTCGAAATAGTGCGCCATCAACGACAAGATACAGCGTGTTATCGACTACCAGATGCGCCTGAGTCACGCCAGTGTCCCAACTATTCAGCGTTATAGCTTTGTTGGCAGGAACAGTCTTAAGGATCGCCACATTGCGTGCGCCGTCTGATACCTGTGCGATCTCAGGAATATAGTTAACTGTGTCCTGATTCGCAAACGGAAGCGTATCGTCAGTGTAGAAACCGCCCAGAACATTAATAGGCTTAAGCATTGGTTAGCCGTTAACTATGGTGAAAGGTAGGAAAGTCTGCGGTAGCTGATCGACATTGTTAAGCACAGGCGCATTAGCGTAGGCATCACGCAACATCGTGTCATAGCATTCACGCGCAGTCTGCTCATATCCCTGAGTCGGAGTCATCTGATACTCATCCAGAAGATCCAGTCCAAGAATATAAACTAATGCGCGTTTGTGTTTGTCCAAGACATACAGCGTATCGTTAGCAGTTGTGACATCGACCCAACTGATCTGCAAGCCATCTGCTTCCAGACGGTGCATCAGCATATTAAGGATGTCGATACCGCGAGTAATGTCATCGCCTTCAATCTCTTGGTTGCTGTCACGAATGCCAGTACGGTAGAAAGATGCTTTGATAAGATCGCCAACAGTGTTCATATAGTCTCTCAAAAAAGATAGGCGGTATTTCTACCGCCCATCTTAGGGTTACACACTAAGCTAAAACAAGCCTTAGTTAGCCAAGATACGGCAAGCCAGTTCCGGTCGGATGGTTTTATAGCCATACAGCACATCGAGACGACACGGGAAGGCATCGTTGTTGATGTCGTACTGGCGAACAACACGCATCGAGATACCGTCATACACCTCACG